AGCATCTGATAACATAAGATTTTTATCTAAAAACTTTTTAGTAAAATTATTTATATCACTTTGAGTATTTTTAATCTCTTCAGCGTTGTTTACATTAAACCTATATTTTTTATCACCGACATTGTATTCAAAACCTTTGAACTTGTCGTTAAAAACTTTATTAGTTTTTTGTGTAAAAACATTAGAGCTTTTTTCAACAGCTTTTTTATTTGCTTCTGATTCTTTGTTGTATCTATTAAAGAAGTTCATAGCTTTTTGTTGTTCAGGCGTGAGCCTCGAACCAGCTTTAATTTCTTCATAGTATTTGGACTTTTGCCCGTCCAAGTGGCTTCTAGCGCTGGCAACTTGCTCTTTAAGCGCTAATTTTTTTCTTCGTACTTCTCTTTCGTCATCTTCTTCTTCATCATAAGAAAAAGAATCTTCCATAAGAAAATTTATCTCTTCGTTTGTTAAATGTGGTTTTGTTTGTTTATAATACTCATACAAAACATCATTATCGTTTAATTTGCTATAATCTTGGTTTAGCTTTACATAATCGTTTATATCACCACCGGTTTCTTCTATAAAATCAACTAGCTTTTGAATATTGTCTGGTAGTGGCTTACCTGTAGATTCTGCTTCAGCAATAGCTTCTTCAATTTTTTCTTCTACTTCAACAACTTCTTCTTCAGTAGAATCTTCAGTTATTTCTTCTAGTGTTGGAGTTTCTTGTGCTTCTGCTTCCTGCTGTACTTCTTCTTGTTCTTGTGCGGGCTCGGCGTTATTAGACTCTGCAACCACTCCGCTGTTGTCAACGTTATCTTCTTCAACCTCTTCTTTGGTTTCATTTTTTTCTTCTTTTGGTTTTATTGGTTTATCTAAATTTACTTTGATAACGTTATCTTCTTGTTTTGTTTCATTACTAATGTTTACTTTAGTAACATTATCATCTTGTTTTTGCTCTACAGTCTTTTCAGGTGTAGTTTCTTTTTTCTTTTTTGCCATAATATAATATAATAATAATTAATAAATTTACCTAGGTGTAAACCCGCCTAAATCAATTCCGCCTCCTAGTATATCATTACCTGAAGACTCAAAGTTTTTAGGTGGTTTTCCACTTTTTCTTTGGTCAATCATTTCTGATTGTTGTGTAGCTTGTATTTTTGTTCTTTCGTCTTTACGGTTTTCTTTTTCTTTTTCTCTACTTTTCATACCTTCAACTTCTATACCTTTTAACTGCATGTTATATTGAAACTCTAACTCCATTAACTCTTTTTTCATCGCAACTTCTTGCATCATTTTGCTAGCTTCTATTTGCGCTTCTATTTGCAAAAGTTCTGCCTTGCTAGAATTTAAAGCTTGGTTTTTTTGAACGTCAGCTTGCGCAGCTGCTTGAGCCGACTGTTGGTTGAGTTGAGCTTGACGCTCCATGTTTTGTTGTTGTATGGTTTGGTCTTTATCTTGTTTCTTTTTTCTTCTTATTTTTAAAAGTTGATTAGCTAGTTTTGTATTTCTTACTTCTCTTACATCTATAGCATCTTCTAGCTCTATAGTTTTTTGTTGTAAAGCCATTTGAATATTGTTTTCTAACTTAGCTTTTTCCTCTTCGTCAGGAGAAAGTTCTAAGAATATTCCAAAGTCATATAAATGTAAACTTTTCATTTCACTTAAAGTAGCAACGTTATGTGTTCCTATAGCCTCAATAAAAGCATCTCTAGTAGGAGAATATTCAATAATGTCTGATATTCTTAATGATAAACACTCAGCTACTTCAGAAGTTAAAAACAATCCAGCTTGCAGCACGTGTCTCGTAGCGGTGTTACTATTTGCTGCTGCTAACTTTTGAACCCCAACTAAAGCGTTTTTATCTGGAGTACTACCATCTCTAGCCTCGTTTAAACCTGTTACGTCTCTTATCATCTGTAAGTAATAATTGTAATTACCTATAAGCGCTTGCATTTTATTACCACCACTAGCGCTTGTTATTTCTTGAATTGGAACTTTACCTGGATTCATATCACCGTCTTGAGTAAAAGATCTACCAATTACAGAACCAGTTTGGAAAAACATATTTAAAGCCTCTTGGGGATTGTAGTTTGTACCATTACCAAGATCAACTTCGGCTAAACCATCTGCATCTAAGTAAACACCATCTGGAACCATACGTGACATTACTTGTTGTAACTTTAAATGGGTCAACTGAATCATATCGGCAAAACCAGTTATACGTTTCACAAGTGAATCAATTTTTCCATTATATATACGAGGGGCTACAATAGCATAATTCATCTTTACTTTAGTGTAGTTACTTTTAGGGCGCATCATGTTTGTAGCCATTTCCCATTTAAGTAATTTGTCTGTACCTAATATTAAGGCTCCTTCATATAGAACTTCTATAGATCTTAATAATCTAGAATAACCCCCTTCTTTATCTTGTGGTGGGTTAAAATTATCATCTTTAGGTATTATTTTATCAGCACCAGTTCCAGTTTCTTTTATTTTGTAAACTTCATTCATATAGGTTTTATAGTTAAAATATAAAACTTGAACAGTGTTGTTATCTTCTTGTTTTCCAGAATAATTTGTATTATAATTATTTTTATTATAATTTTTATTATTCATTATATCTTCAAGATCACTTTCTGATAAATGAGGAAATTGTTTTGCCAACTCGTTAACTGGTATTGATTTTACTTCACCAACATAATATATGTCATCAAAATTAGGAGAATCAGAATATGAATAAACTAAATTAGCAGGATCAACGTAATCTATAGTAACGCCCTCTGAAGTAGTAAAGTTTGTTTTTACCGCCCCCATACCGAGCACGGCTAAATCGTAATAAAATCTTTTCTTTATTGATTCGTAGTTGTTACCTTCAAACAAAACATTTAAAGCTTGTTCTTCAGCTATTTCAACAGCTTGTTTGTAAGTTAACTGCATGTGCAGCGCTAATTCTTCTTCAGATTCCGGAAGTTCTTCTTTTTTATTTTCGTATAAATCCGCATTAAAGTTTTCCATTGCGGCGTCGTTAAACTCTTTACTTTGTATATCTCGTAAAACAGATTCCATATACTCAGTTCGTTTTTTAATACCAAAAGGATCTTGAGAATATGCTTTTATATCATAAGTTCTTTCAGCTATACCATTAACAACTATATCTACAAACTTGGATATTATAGGCACAGGCTTCCAGTCTAAATTTAAATAGGACAAATCACCATTTATAGATAATTCATCCTTATATTTTTGTATAGACTGTTCTCCCCTAGCGTACAGTCTTAGATTATGAAAATCTTTAATATTTGACATATACCTATTAACACTTCTATCTTCATTGAACCACTCTGTCTCTATAGCTTTAGCTACTTTCATACCATAGTCATAACTTAGCTTTTCAGCGTCACTCACTGTTTGACTTGGAAAATAACTTTTATTAGAATATGCCATATTACTTTATTATTTGTGAATTAGATCCAGCGTTGTTATATCTGGAAATATTTATATTTAACTTGTTTTTTTCAACTTTAGGATTTGGTGCATACAAATGTCTATTATTAGCCATTATAGCTAAACCACTACTTATAGTTGCGTCAAACTTTGTTCTTTTATTTATATCGAATTTACTCCAATCATTTAACAAATCGTTGAAGTATAAGTCTCCAAATGTACTATCTTGCTTCATGCCTACATGATCTTGTATATACATTTCAATAGCCGCGGCGTGAGCTTGTTTTATATCTTCAGAAGAGTTAGGTATACCACCTACTTCTTTTTCTGCAACTGATAGTTTATTCCATATCTTGTCAGGTCTATTCATACTAAAACCTCTATAACCTCTACGCCTTAAATAATACAAAAGCCTAGGTTTATTATTCTCTGCAAGTATTGGCATGCCGTAAAATACTAGTGCCATTAAAACATCTTCAAAGAACATTTCAGCTGTAGGTGGTCTTGATAAGTATTCTAAAAAAAAGCTATTAGCAGGAGCATCTTCCATACTAAACCTAGTTAAGCCGTGTAATGCTCCTTTAGATCCTTCTCCATCTACGGTTCCTGATATATCATAAGAGTCACAACCAAATGCCCCCATGTGTTCATTACCAGGATATTTTACACCATTTTTTAATACCACTCTATTCTGTAGTTGCTGGGGTGGAACCCAACTAACTTTA